CGAGATGGAATCAGAATCGCTCTAAAAGCCACGAGACCCCGCTCCGCCGCGCTAGTACGCGAGCCCGCGATCAGGTCATCCCGCTAGGCGAGCCGCAACATTGTGGAAACCAATCAAGACAAGGAGACAGAAATGTCAGACGCACGAAAGTTGCACGAGAAGCGTGCCAACCTTCTGACCGAGGCTCAGTCAATCGTGACCGAGCTCGCCGAGAAGGGCGAAGCGCTTGAGGGCGAGTCACAGGCTCGCTTTGAGAAACTTACTTCGGAGGCTGCAACCGTTGCGGCCGCAATCCGCTCAGAGAAGGAAGCCACGGAAGCACGAAGCGCTGCTGATGCAGTTCGCGCCGAGTACGCCACGGCAATCGCTCCGAAGGTTGAGAAGACCGAAGGCTCGAACGACGAACTCCGCGCACTTGCCCGCAACGGCGGCGTGCAGGTGTTCGAGTACCGCGACGTCACACGCAGCACTGGCCTGGGCAACCCAGTCACCATTGCTGACCGCGTGAACGTAGTTGCGGCACAGTTCAACCCATTCATTGACCCAGCAATCGTGACTGTGGTTCGCGCAAGCACCGGCAACAACATCCAGTTCCCACGCGTCACGGCGCTTGGAACCGCTGGATCGGTTGCTGAGGCTGGCACGATCGGCGAGTCGGACGGAACGCTCAGCGCGCTGTCCCTCACACCAGTCAAGTACGCGACGATCATTCAGGTGACGGAAGAGCTCGCAACTGATGCGGCGTTCGACCTATCCGCGATGATCGCCGACAAGTGCGGCGCCGAAGTCGCAGTTGCTCACGGTGCATTTGCTGGTACGGCAGTCGCGGCTCAGGCTACGATTGGCGCAACTGGCTCCGGCACGGTGTCAATCAACCCAACCTTCACCGACCTTGCGAAGCTGAAGGCGTCTGTGAACCAGGCGTACCGACGCGCACCAAAGGCTGGCTGGTTGATGAACGACACGACGCTCGGCGTTGTGACTGGTCTCGTGGATACGGCTGGACAGCCAATCTTCCGACCAGGCGATGCGAACACTCCAGATCGACTCCTCGGAGCACCGATCTACAGTGCAGCACTTATTGACCTGACCGATGACACTGCAGGCGCAATCCTGTTCGGTGACCTCGGACAGATCTACACCGTCCTCGTAGGCGGCGTGCAGGTTGAAGTCTCCCGCGAGTTCGCGTGGAACCTCGGCCTCATCTCCTACAAGGTTCAGGTGCGCGGCGCCACTGGGCTTTCACAGGCTTCAGCGGTCAAGTCTTACAAGTCAGCCAACGTCTAATCCGTTAGACACTAGGTTGAGCGGCGGGGTGCTGGGCTTCGGCTCGGCACCCCGATCGCATTAGAGAGAGGGCAGAATGAACATCTGGCACAAGATTAAGAAACTGGCGGCGAAGGGGTCGCCTAGAATCAACGCAGAGGCACATCCCAGCCTCGTAGAGCGCGCCATCGTCGTAAGGTGGGGGAATACAGCCACAATCAAGCGAACCCCGCTCAGAGAGCGGGAGAATGGGGAAAGCGAGTGAGCGAACAGAAGTTGAGCAGCAGGCAGGTCACGGTCGGCACGGCTGCGACCCCTCTCGGCGAGGGCCTAGTCACTGGCTCTGAGTTCCACCTGTACGACACCGCATCCGGCAATCAGACGGTGTTCATTGGCGGCGCCAACGTAACCACGTCCAACGGGTTTGAGTTGCATAAGAACACGCACATCACCATTCACGTCCCTGAGAGGGTGCAGTTGTATGCTGTCGCAGACAATGCTGGCGCCGTGGTCAGCGTCCTACAAATCGGAGGCATCTAAATGTCCTACGCAACGCTCGCAGAGTTCAAGAGCGCCATTGGGATCGGCACTGCCGACGTCACCGATGACACCGCGCTGCAGTCGGTGCTCGATGCAACCGACGCACTGATTGACCTGTACGTTGATCGCAAGCAAGGCTTCGGGACTGCGACGGAGACGCGGTTCTACACCGCAACCGACTACCAGTATGTCCTCATTGACGACCTTGTGAGCATTACAACACTGCAAACTGACGATGATGCCAACGGCACATACGAGACGACGTGGACGGTGAACACGGACTACAATCTTGCACCAGCCAACGCTGCACTTGACGGCTTCCCCTACAACGAGATTGACGTGTCGGTCACCTGGCCGCGCAACTTCCCACGCGACGTGTATCGCGGCGTCAAGGTGGTCGGCGTCTTCGGATGGCCGTCCGTGCCAAGCGCCGTGAAGCAAGCCGCAATCATCCAAGCCGGAGCAGTGTGGTCAAGCCGCACCTCGCCATTCGGCGTGATCGGCAGCCAAGACCTCGGCGGCATCTTGCGACAGACACGCGCATTGCATCCTGAAGCGCAAGTGTTGCTGGAGGCGTACCGCAGGCGCGAAGGTCTGGCTCGGTGAGCTTCAACGACGCGACAATCATTGCAGGACTTGCCGCGCACCTGACGGCAATCTCCAAGCCATCCGGCTACACGCTTCGCACCGTCCACGCATTCCCGCCAGACAACCTCGCGGTGGTCCCAGCTGCGGTCATCGTGCCAGGCGACGACACCATCAGCTACGGCGCAGCGAATCGCCAAGTCGTGCTGACGCTGAACGTGGTCATCTACATCCAGCCACAGGCAGACCTCGGCCGCAAGTACGCCGACCTGATGGTCTGGCGCACGTGGCTTAGGGACTCGCTCATTGACGGCGTGACGCTGAACAACACCGAAGCCGTGGCGCAGGCAAGCGTGACCTCTACGAACATCGGCACCGACACGTGGGGTGACCAAGACTTCTTGACCATCTCTGCGACGGTCGAGGTCTCATCCGTGGAGGCGATCAGTGCCAGCGCATAAGCCTCTGACCTATCCGATCATCAGCCACATTGACGTGTGCTACATCCCCGGCTCGCTTCCACAAGGCGAGTTCGTGGGAGGTTTGCCTGTTGATGGGTCTACAATCAGCGCACCAGCCGTCCTCGCGGAAGCGTGGATTGCCGCAGGAATCGCTCAACGAGTAAGTGCCGCACCAGCGGCTGAAGACGACAAGGAGAACGAATAATGCCAGCCGCATCCGCAGGCAACGTCCTGTTCAGCAAACTCGTCGCCTTCAAGGAAGCGACGCCTGGAACCATCCCAACGCTGACCTCTGGCGGCCGCAAGCTGCTCGTCACGCCAACTGGCGTCATCTCCGAAGGCACGACGATTGAACTTGGCACCGAGCGATCCGTTGCACTTCGCAACCCGCTCATCGGCTCCACCGGCACAATCGTTTCCGTTGAGCCAACACTCAGCGCCACCGTTCCTGCAGTGAGCGTCGGCGAACTTCCGCTCTGGCTCTCAATGACACGCACCGATACGCCTTCGGGCACGGCTGCGCCATACGAGTGGGACTACGACTACTCGATGACGGCGGCGAACTCGCCAACCTCCTACTCGCTTGTCGCAACCGATGGTCAGCAGCAGTACGTTGCAAACTACTGCCTCGCTGAGTCAATCACGATTGCGGCAGACCGCAACGGACTGACGAACCTGAGCGCCTCACTCTTCGCGCAGCAGATTGCCAAGAACAGCGCGACGCTTGCCGATGGCACGCCAACCTCACCGTTTATGTCAGGACGCCTCTGGAACGCCTTCCAGCACGGCAGCACCTTCCCAGGCACGGCTGACGGAACGGCATACGAGTACCTGCTCGACTTCTCACTGGAGTTCAACGCAGGCATCACGCGCCAGGCGTACCTTGCAGGCACGACCGTGTTCAGCACTCACAGCGAGAGCAACCCATTCAGCGGCACGCTGACGATGATGGTCTCCTCGACCGCTTCGGCAGTGAGCACGTGGTACGACGCATACAAGGCGGCAACGCCAAAGGGCGTGCGACTGAGCTGGAGCAACGGCACCTACAGCGCGCACATTATGGCGATGATCGTCCCAACCGAAGTGCAGCAGATGGCTGGCGCTGAAGATGGGCTGACGACGATGGCCGTGACTGGCACGCTGGTCTATGACACGGTGAGCGCGAAGAGCCTTCGCATCTTGGTGAATAGCGACTTGGCGGCGCTGCCGTAAGTTCAACCTAGTAGCAGAGAAGGAGGAGGCTAGATGAGCCAGAGCAAGCCACAGTTCCGCACCGTAGAGATCACCCTGTCCGCGCCGTTTGACGGCTGGACAGCCACGATGAAGGCAGAGGGCGTCCCTGCTCGCGTCTTCATTGAGCTGCAGAGCGGCAGCGCCGAGCGCGCACTGAACGCACTGCAGAAACTCGTGATCAAGCACAACTTCCTGACCGAAGATGGCGAGCCGGCGACAGAGGTGCTTGACGCACCGATGGACGCACTGAGCGATGCGATCACGAAGTGGAGCGACGCGGTAGCAGCACTCCCCCCTCGATAAGGCTCGACGCCCAGCGGCTGGCGGCGGGTCGGACAATCTCGCCGCATCCGCTGATCGCAGCGCACCTGATCGCCAAAGAGTTCCACATCCCACCACACGAGGTTCTGGAGTGGGAGGCGGAGGACTTCGCTCGTACACTTGCGCTGATGTCCGACCTTCAGCCAAAGGAGAAGAATGGCCGCTAACTCGCTTGACCGACTGACGATCTCCTTCAACGTGGACTCGAACTACAAGGCATTGCAACTCGGCTTCCTTGAAGGCGCGAACCCTGGCGCCTACAAGCGCCTCCTGAGCATTGCGACCCTGAACGCAGCTCGCACGATGGTGAAGCCGATGCGAGCTGAGGCTCCAGTCGGCAAGACCACGAAGTCTCCAGGACGCCTCCGCAAGTCGGTCACTGCACGCCGCGCTCGCTTCGGCACACCGGCTGCGGTGGTCGGTCCGAGGGCTGGACGCAGCCGAGATGGTGGAAGTGGTGGAGCGTGGTATCGCTGGTTTGTGACCTCTGGGATCAGCGGTGTGCGCCAGACTAAGAACGGGCCGAAGGCAGTCAAGGCCGTTCCAGCCAACCCATTCGTCACGCGAGTCTCCAAGAATGAAGCGCGCCAGAAGACAGCGATGGAAGCGATGGCGAAGACGGTAGAATCATTCTTCAACAACGACGCATTCCGCAGGACGATCCTGAAGTTCAAGCGAGGTAGATAAATGGCATTCGGGTCTGACCGCTCAGCGAACTTTGTAATCGCGGCGAAGGACGCCGCGACTAAGCCGATGGGCAACATCGGCAAGGCAATGGGCAGGCTGAGGGGCGTCGCTGGCACCGCGTTCAAGGCTATTGGCGCAGCTGCACTAGCAGCCGGTGCAGCATTGGTCGCCTTCGCAGCCAACGCGGTGATGGCCGCAGCGGAGGATGAGAAAGCCACTATTCGGCTGAACGCCGCACTGAAGGCTCGTGGCTTCCAACTGGATGAACTCAGCCCGAAGGTTGATGAGCAGATCAAGGCGATGCAGCGCCTCGGATTCACCGACGATCAGGTTCGTGATGGGCTAGAACTCGGATCACGATTCTTCAAGAATCAAGAGAACCTGCTGCGTGCAAATGCGACTGCCGCCAACATTGCGGCAGCAACTGGTATGGAACTCAGTTCAGTGATGCTTGCACTTGGTCGAGGAGCTGCTGGTAGCACGCGAGGATTGCTCAAGCTCGGCATCGAGGTAGAGAAGGGCGCCAAACTCAAAGACATCTTGCGGGTCGCTGATGAGAAGTATCTGGGCATTGCTGAGGAGGTCGCCAATAGCACGAGCGGCAAGTTCGCCGCCGCACAGATTCGCTTCAACGAAGCCATTGAGACCTTCGGTGCGAAGTTGCTGCCAGTCGTGAACGAGGCGCTCGCCTTCCTGACTGAGACAGCCTTACCTGCCTTTGAGGACTTGATGGAAGACCTCGGACCGCTCATCAACGGATTGCTGGACGAGTTTGTGCGTCCTCTGGTGGACTCATTCGCACAACTCTTTGCAATCTTTGACACTGGAGAAGGCTCAATCAGCGCGCTAGAGATCGCGCTATTCCCACTCAAGGCGCTGCTCTTCTCAATCAAGTTGATCATTGACGCAATCGTCGCAGGCTTGAAGTTCATCGGCATCGGTCAGCCTAAGCGCCTCCAAGCGCTGGACACGGCTGCTGCTGACGCAGGATACGGCGGTCAGTCCTTTGTCAATCCAATGAACCGTGGCGGCGGCACGCCAATGAGCGTGACTAGCAACACAAACCTCTATCTGGATGGGCGAGTGATCGCCAAGACGACGAACACCGTTCTCGGTTCACAAACCAACGCAGCCACTGGCTCACGCACTAGCGGGCGCTGACGATGGCGACCGCGCCGTTCAGTTTCTTCGTTGATCTTCCACAAGTAGCCACGGCGGTCCGCGTCTCCTCAACGGTGACGGTGACGACCTCCTCAGCACACGGTCTTGCTTCAGGAGCCTATGTGCAAATGGAAGGCGCGGCTGGAGCTGCTGGGACCTCAATGAACACGGTCGCGCAGGTCACCGTGACAAGCGGAACGGCGTTCACCTTCTCAGCCGCTGGCTCTGCCGGCACTGCAACCGTCGGGTCTGCCTGCGTATCCCAAGACCTGCTCAACCCGCTGATCAACTACGCGCAAGGAACTGCGCGTGAAGCGGCTCTCTATGTGGACCCAGAGTCAATGCAGATGAGCGCGGCAGGAGACGGAGAGACCTCCTCGATGAGCCTCACGGTGATGCAGGACGACACCCCGAGCGATGGGCCGTGGTTCACGCTGATCCCAGACCAGGCGCGGATCAGGCTCTACAAAGTTGCCACAGGTTCAGCGCCGACCGACGCCGACCTTTACTTCATCGGCGTCATCTCTGGCATCGCGGCAAGGATCAACGGCTCAGGTCAAGGAACGATTGCCGACGTCTCAATCGAGGAGGTCAATAGCATCCTTGACAAACTAGTGGTCTTTGGTCAGCCAGTGCAGGCGCGAGAGCCAGAAGGCGAGGGCGGCTTTGACCGCGTGAGCAATACGACAACGGTCACCACCAGCACCGACCACGGCTATGCAGTCGGGCAGCAGGTCAAGATTGCCAGCGTCATCGGTGGCGCTGGAACCTCTTTCAACGGAACCTTCACCATCAACGGCACGCCTTCGGATACTGAGTTCACCTATGCCAACTCGGGCAGCAATGCTGAGGGTGATAACTGGCGCACGATCACTTCCATCGCACTCAAGTCAAAGAGCAAGCAGTTGGTGCAAATCCAAATCACCAGCGGAGCGGCTCACGGATTGAGCAGTGGGGACACCGTTG